ACTTACGCACAATGCGCTTATTTATCTTCTTACGCTTACGCCTTGTATCTGCCATACTATAATTGTCGCTTAACTATTAAAGAATACAGCTCATCAACACGCTGCTCTAATCTAGTAAGTTGATCTTTCATACTAGATCCGCTATTAGGTTTAAGCTCTTGTAAATAAGATTTAATAACCCAGCGTAGAGCCACTAATAAACTTGTACATACGGCGCATACGCCAACGGCTAAAGCGACCCACTCGCCCGGTGTCATGCTTCATCTGCACCGAGGCCATAAGCATCATCGGATTTATCTAAAGCCCTAGCTGCTGGGCCTGCAAGTGCGGCCACTACTACTGATATTACTGGGTCAAGTCCTAACTCATTACTAGCTAAGAATGTTAAGAATGATACAAGCACACCCCTAAAGTATGATTTAAGTATTGCTTTTTGCTTATTGCTTATTTTCATATGTTACCCCCTAGTAGTGGTATATCAAACGGCTTGCTATCTTTATCGCCTGCTTTAGTAAATGAACAATGTATGTGTGAGCGGTGCGGATTTATACCTTTGTATTTACGCCATTTCCAATTTAATATTTTCGAGCATATCCGCCCGTTATAGATGACGTATGATATGCGTGAATCCGATTTGGCTGCAATTCTGATTTGGTCAGCCAGATAAGGTGCGAGGCTGTCGGATGACTGTAACCAAGCATTAATATCAATTGCTCTGCAAACTCCCCCTGCGCTCCAGTCTGGATTATGATCCGATTTTCTGGCGGAATGGCGACTATCGCCCAGCCATCCTTCTGGACTTTTAGTAGACCTATCCGGAAACCAGGTATCAATCTGATCTCTTAACTGTGTACCAGCTGCACATAGCCAAGGTTTCATTTACTGGCTATAAACCTAAAGCCCGAAGGTCATCAGTAGTCAAACCTAATGCGGCAAGTTTACTTTCGGCTGTCGCTTTGGCTTGCGCTCGAGCAATTTCGGGATTTTTTATTTCTTCTGGCAACGCATTGTAAGCATCTTGTACTTGTTTCCAAGTTGGCTTAGGTCTTGCATCTTGCCAATTAAGATTATCAAAACACTCTTTAGTGTTTGCAGTAACGCTACCAAAATACTCTGCTGCTGGTAATAATGCTTGGATTCCTAATGCTACATCGGTCATATTAAGCCACCTTTACTATTGTAACCATTGAATAAACCTCAACTGCTTGATAACTATTTTTAACTCCTAAACCGTTACCAGCAGTAGTACCGCTCACTCTGTATTGTAATTCAAAAACTTTTGAAGCAGCAATAGTAAAGACACCCACTAATTTGAATTCACCCCAAGCTTCAAAATAATTAGTTTGACCAGCAACGGCAGATGCACTATCTGTTATGTTGTACCATCTCAAATTTCCTGATGGTCCTTTATGGGTTGCGATTGCCTCAACATAATATGTGCCAGCAGCTAAAGTAACTTGATTACTTGCTAATGATGCGCCAGTTATTCCATTGTAACTTGTAGTGTTCAAATCTCTTGTATAATAAGCACCGCTTGTTTGAGTTCCACCATCTGTGCCAGCCGTTTTTTCATCTCTAAAAACTGCGTAAGTAACACCAGCACTAGCAGCAGCACCAGCACCTTTAATAAAGATTGCTGCTGACGTGCTAGTAAAATCTAATGTGCCGCTTTCATATTGTGCTAATGCTAATGAAGCGGATGTGTTAACAGTTGCTGTACCTGCAGTAATTGTGCAAACTCCAGCACCTAGATTTGTTATCTGCACTGTGTCACCTGCTGCAAACAAACCAGTGTTTACAGTAATTGTGGTTGCACTTGCATTAGACATAGAGATGGCTGTACCAGCATCGGCAGCTACTAATGTGTAACTTGCAGTCTTAGCAGACGCTGCGCCACCAAGCATGGCTGTCTGTTGTAGTGAAGTCATCTGTGCAGCTGTTAATACCTGCCCAGTCGTAAACGTTTGTTTTGCCATGATACCCCTTAGTAACTTAGGACATTATAGTCTAAAGTGCCATAAATCGTATCATTTAGGATAAATGCGTCTATGACTGGCTCTAATGTCGTGAACGTGGTTTTCCAACTATTCGGTGTTATGTTCATTCTTACACCAAAAATCTGTAGGGTTTTTTCTAGGGTAGATCCTCCTGGTTGAGTCGTAATTACCTTTATAGGATCAAAGAAGTCTAAGTCTAAGGCTGCAATTATGCCTGTATTGTAACTAGGCGTATACAAGTCAAGCACTACAGAATCTACTCGTATGCTGGTCTCGGCTCTACTCGCAACATAGGCCTGTGCATAATCTAGGGCTACTGCATCTGTCTGCATAAGTAGGTTGTCTAAAAAGTAGCTGTGTAAAAAGTATTTATCTATGCTGTCTTGGTTAGAAGCTACCTGTGCTGTGCCACCTGACCTAGTAATAGTGGCTTTGTTAAATATAAGCACATCGTTGAGAATCCAACTAGCATCAAAGTAATCTATACCTGTGCCATTATCTGCAAAGACTGTAGGTGTGCCGCCAATAGATCCTGCAGTTACGTTTCTATCTTGGAATACAAAGGAGCCAGTAGCATCTACATATAAAGCACCATACTCTGAATTAGCTACAGTTTGCATAGCTGCTAAGGCTGTGCGGTTAGTGCCGGGATCTGCCTGCATAGTAGTAAGACCTGCATCTACATCACGCATAGTCGCTGGCCAGTCAATTTCATCTAGTATCTCATTAATACGTGTGCCTGCTAAGTCGCCTGCAGTAGCACCTGTAACTGTGCTGATCTGTGCTACCTGCGCTAATCTAAATGCATCTACAGCTTGTATAGTTGTTATTGCTACATCTTCACCGGATTCACCTGGGTATGTAGTAACGTAGCTTGTAATGAAACCTTGGAATATAGGATAACTAACGCCACTATATGTAGCACTAATCTGCACCTTTTTCATAGGTGTTAATAAATTGTAATACGGGCCAGTAACATTTTGCGGATTAAAGTCGCCATTTTGATCTACTATGCGTAAGGTAAGTGCGCCTGTCTGAAATTGATCTGATAGTGCAGTACGGCCTCGGTTAGTTTCTATGCGATTTACTTGATTAGATACATCTACAATTACAGCTGTGGCATCACCTAGCACGTTTGTATCTAGTATGCCTGAATCTAAGATCATTGTTTGAGCAAAGGCTGGGCCAGTACTAAAGTTAATTAAAGCGGTTATTACGGGTAAGGTCATACTAAGAATCCAGCAGGTACTGTTGAGTAACCTGATCTAGTCGCCACCTGTATGCTTTCTGCTATAGCCTGACTTAACCTGTCGCCACCTGCATCTACAGTTACTCTTATATCCATTGGGCTTTGTGATGATGATCTTTGTACGCCACCTGTACTAAAGCCGCTTAAAAAATCGTTTATACGTGTGTTTAATTCTCTAGTGTCAAGTATTGCAGCCTGTACTACTTCAGGTGAGTAGCCGCCTCCGCCTCCGCCTCCGCCTCCGCCGCCACTATCAGTTAATTTACCTGCGCCACCTAATGAAGCTATAAATGCGGCTATCTGTGCATTTAAAGCTCTAACCATTTCTAATGCTGTGTTTTGTAAATAATCATCTATTTTAGTATTAAGTGTTTTAACTTTAAATAATGCAAAGTCCTCTAAGCCCATACCTGCAAGTCTTGCCTGCTCTGCTAACCTCTTTAATGCTTCCGCTGCTTCTAACTCAGCTAGTAACTTCTTAGCCAGAGCCTCGTTATTGTCTAGGATTGCTAGCTGTGATTTTAGTCGTAACTTAGTCTCTTCATCGGTTGCGCTATTTAAGGCTGCGTTTAAGCCTATGCGTTCTAGGTCAAACTTCTTTTTTAATTCTTCTACGTTTTTATTCTCGATAGCGTTTTTAGCTGTTAATAAATCGTATTCTTTTTTCTTAGCTCCTGCTAACTTAGCGTCTATGCGAGCATTTAATATTCTGATTCTGGCTAATGCTGAGTTTTCTTTTTCGCTTATAGGTCGTTTACTAGTCGCTAAGCCACCTATAGCATCTACACCTATAACACCAAAAGCACCTAATACAGCAGCTGGTTTTTTACTTAAAATTGCTAACGCTAATAAACCTGCTTTGAATGAAGGATTTTGTACAAGGTCAGTAAACTTTTTTATTAACTTTGCCATTTCAACAGTAGCAAAGGCTATGTTATCGCCTAGATTCTCAAAATCTGTAGAAAGGCCAGATATTGATTGATCCTTACTTAGTATAACTAGTGCATCTACTAAGCC